ATCATCAATTCCCAGATTCAAAGCCGTTCAAAGGCCGTACAATCGCAGAAAATTTTAGGCTGGCAAGGGTATCAATTCCCATTTTAAACCGCTTAAACAGGCTCTCATTGGCTTAAACGGCCTGTTATTTCCAAACCTTAACCGGAGAAAAAAATGGATGATTTTGATTATAGGGTAACAGTAATAGCATATAAGTGCTTTGCTGTTATATTCATAGTGTGGATTGTCTGCGTAGTATACACACTAACTAGCAGTTAAATTCCCAGACTTGGAGGTGTTCTATGAATAAGCAAGTAAGTAAATCTCATAAAATAGATGTGATATGTGAAGTAATGGGTATGGAGTATTTAGAGCTACTAGAGGAAGCTGTTTATGATGGGCTTGCTCAGGCTATCTGTATGAATCCAGACTGTAATTATGTTACAGAAATGGAACCCGATCAGGATAAGGGATGGTGCGATGAGTGTAAAGCTAATACTATGGCTTCTATTACTGTATTGGCTGGGGTTATTTAATGGGTGTATTCATAAATGGGAGAATAGATCATGACTACTAAAACAGAGAGCCTAAAGAGTGTTAGATGTGAAGTAATGCGTAGTAGGAAGGTAGGTAACAACACGTTTGAGGTACTGTATACGGATGGCTCAAGGGCTATTAGACTACACAAGACTGACATAGTTACCTTCATAGATGATGTGATTATACTAGATACTAACGGGTGGGAGACTGTAACTACCAAGACTAGGATGAACGACCATATTCCCGGCCTAGCACATGTGTACCAGCGTAGGCATGTCTGGTATGTGTCTACAAACAATGACGGGGACATACCATACTATGACGGGATTAAACTAGACTGGAACGGTAACCATATAACTCACCCCACTAAACAGGAGGATAGAGTATGACTAAGATTTCATCACCGTACAAAACAGAAGCATTTAGAGCTTACAGTAGGGCCAGAAGTAGGGAACGCATGAAGGGAGTTAAACTTATAGGAGTAAAGGTAGACACCCAAATGCACAAGGATCTTAAGCGTAGGGTTGGTGAGCTAGGCCTGAACGTGCAAACAGTATTGAAATTACTGGTTATCAGTTTCCTGAAAGGTGACTTAAATATTAATGTAGCAGTAGAAAGGGCAGAGGAAGACGCAAGTAACATAGGATAAGGTGTATCAAGGGGCTGTACGTCACCCCCCTGTGAGACCCATGCAGACAGGCACAGGGTTTAGCAAAACGCCCTAGCTGATAAACGTTGGTACATAACCCCTATTCATGAGACAGCGTTAAGCTAGGGAAGTCTGCATTACCGTCAAAATATTGACGCTTATCAATTCCCAGAGCAGAAGGAGACGACTATGAGTACTAAGAGAAGTCCTACCAGCCTGTTTGTGGATTCAGTGGAAGAGTGCCTAAACGCATGGCACAGGATGACATACGCAGCAGAGAGGGGTAGAGACAGGCTACCACGGGAAGACTTGGCTGATTTTATTCAGGAAGTAAATGGCTGGAGTCACATGTTCTTTAGCAAAGAGGATGCAGCTGAACAGAATAAGGCTTGGAACCCTACATTTGCACCCCATACAACGGGCCACTATGAGAACGAAGACAAGGAGGTACAAGAAGATGACTTTTAAATGGGCAATGATATGTTTTATTAGCGTTGTTTTACTGGCATTAGGCTTAATACTTACATACATAGATAATTCTATGACACCTAGGAGAGTGGACAGAATATCCGCAACTAGCCCCAACACTGGGGAGGATAGAGACAGGCACTGGAAGTTTATACACTGTACTCCAACTAACAATGATTGTGGGAGGCTAAACTAGATGGGCAGAAAATTCGATGAAGAACCTACCACTAGAGACACAGAGATACTAGAGTCTATTAGGTGGGGGCATAGCCAGTCAGATATAGCTAGGGTTTACGGTATAAGCAGGCAGAGGGTATACCAAATTAAAAACAGGTGGCCTCATCTTTGCGTAAGGGGAGTGCCACCACTAACGAAAGGGGTATCCAAATGAGTTTATCACTAGGAGTTAATTCACAAGAGGTAACATTTGAGCAGTTAAGAGAGTTCAAGGTAACAGATAGGAACCATACTTGGGTTGGCAAGGGCGGTAAGACCTATAACCTAGACCGTAGTGACCAGTGGCAGGGGCTACAGCACCATGACTTTGCATCAAGTATTGTAGAATCTTGTCATGGGTTCAACATGCCAGTGGATATGCTTAAGTCTAGATGGGGGGTAAGCGATGAGGGTTCTGACCTATTCGCATCAGTGTCCTTCAGACCCTCAGTTATGGGCAAACAGTCAAGCCTGTCTAACTACTTCACAGAGGACACAATGCCATGCCTAGGTATAAGACATAGCAATAGAGGTAGGTTCTCTGCACAAATGACAATCGGGAGAAGTGTATTTGTATGCGATAACCTAATGATTACAGGGGAGTACCTGTTTCGCAAGAAACATACCTCTGCTAACGCTAATGATCTAGGCTTTACGATTAGGCAGGGGCTTATGCAATTCCTAACAGAACAGCAGGGTATCAGTGAGTCCATAGATATTCTAAAGGACAGACAACTTAGCTCTGCTGATGTTGGTCGCTTGTATCTAACCGCTGGTAGACGTAAGCTATTACCTTGGTCACACATTGGTAAGGTTGACGAATACTGGAACCAACCTACACACGCTGAGTTTGCTAGAGATGGCTCTACTGGTTGGCGTATGTATAACGCTATTAATACAGTGGCTAAAGACTATAACCCAGTGAGACAGATAGAGCTTATCTCTAAGGCTGAGAGTCTTATTATTGATTGCTCTGATAAGGAGGCGTTATGTTACTAACTACAGAAGAACGAAGAGAAGGGATAGGTGGCTCTGATGTAGGCTCAATCATGGGAGCTAATCCCTACTGTAGCATCATAAAGTGCTATAAGGAAAAGATGGGGGAGATACCCCCACCTGAGCTTAACTATGCTATGGAGTGGGGATCTATACTAGAGGATGTGGTAGGTAAGAAGTATGCAGAGGACAATAACATCCACTTTCACGGGGGTAGCCTAGTGAAGGAAGCTCCTGACTACCCAGTTAGCAGGAGTGGTGTTATGTACGAACCTGATACACAGCGTAGTGACAAGCATAACTGGGCTTACGCTCACCCTGACTTCTACATCTCAGATAAAGATGGCGACATCACAGGTGTAGAGATTAAAACAGTGGGTGAGGGTATCTACAATAAGTACTGGGCCGCAGGGGATATTCCCCCTTGGCAATACTACCAAGTAGTCTGGTACTCAATGGTAACTAAGATTAACAAGTGGATTCTGGTGGGGTTTGCGCCCCACCTGCGCTCACATACTGATCCTATGTTTACCCATGAGATAGAGATAGACATGGATACTCAGCTAAAGGTATGGGGAAAGGTTAAGAGCTTCTGGGATTGCGTACAAGATAACACAGTTCCTGAACTCACTGAACCTACAGAGAGTGATGTCAAGTTGCTATACCCAGAGAGTAATGCTGAGACAGTGCCTACTAGCCCAGAGATTGAGGGTAAGTGTAACAAACTTAAAGAAGTTAGAGCCGCTATAAAAACACTAAGCGAAGAAGAAGAGGCACTGAAGAACCAAGTGAAATACTACATGGGTAACTGTGGGATACTTGTTAGTTCTGAAGGCAAAGCTATGGCAACCTACAAAAGTCCTAAGGCTAGGGTATCTGTGGACAATAAGGGTATGCTGAAAGACCTGAAGGAAAAGGTGGGACTGCTTGAGTATGGGAAGATAGAGGATCTTAACACTAAGGCCTTCGTGTTATCTAGAAGGTTCCTGCTTAAGTAAGTGTTTCACGTGGAACAAAGTGTTCAACAACTAACCGGAGTATTCTATGGGTAAGAAGAAGGCAGATAAAGATGTTCATGTTCATGTTAGATTCCCTGATCTAGAAGCCTTTATCAGGGAGATAAGAGACTCCTTGTTGCAGGACATGGGGCAACTCACGTTCCCTAAGAATTGTGAGTTTAGAATAGCACCAGAGGATGTTGATATATATAAGTGTCCAGACGGCAACGGCTTACACGTTGTTGTTGTAATGGAAAACCTACCAGATGAATTAACAGAAAGGGATGGCAATGAAAACAATTAAAGATCTGTACCAGCATTTCCAGAGCGATGACTTTAGAGATGA